AAAATGTTGCAGGGAGATATGAGATTGGAGGCAAAAAAATATACGCAAAACAGATCCTTTCAGATCCAGACACCTACTTTACTGCAGATGTAATGCAGGCACTTGATGAAATAGCACAAAAGGAATTTAGTTATGGAGAAGATTGAGTTCCTAATTCTTAGGAATTTAATTTATAATGAAGAGTATGCTAGAAAAGTAATTCCTTTTATTAAGGATGAATACTTTGAAGAGCAGAAACAAAAGATTATATTCCAAGAGATATCTAGTTTTATTCAGGAGTATAATAAACTAGCAACCAAGGAGATACTCTCCATTGAGGTAGAGAAACGTAGTGACATCAATGATAGTATTTTCAAAGAAATAGTTGATCTAATTACTTCATTTGAAGATGAAGTTGGTGAATTAGATTGGTTGATAGATTCTACTGAAAAGTGGTGTAGGGATCGTGCTATATACTTAGCATTGATGGAATCTATACAGTTAGCAGATGGTAAGGATGGTGCTAAGGATAGAGGTAGTATTCCTTCTATTCTATCTGATGCTCTAGCTGTTTCTTTTGATAATCATATAGGTCATGATTATTTACAGGACTATGAAGAAAGGTTTGAAAGTTACCACAAGAAAGAGGATCGCATTCCCTTTGATCTTGAATATTTTAACAAGATTACAAAAGGGGGTTTACCAAACAAAACTCTCAACATTGCTCTGGCTGGCACAGGTGTTGGAAAGAGCTTATTCATGTGTCATGTGGCTAGCAGTGTCCTCCTCCAAGGAAAAAACGTACTCTATATCACTCTTGAAATGGCAGAGGAGAAGATTGCGGAGAGGATTGATGCTAATTTACTTAATGTCAATATACAAGACATAACAGATTTGCCCAAACCTATGTTTGATACTAAGGTTGAGGATCTTGCTAAGAAAACACAGGGAACATTAATTATAAAAGAATACCCTACTGCATCTGCTCATAGTGGACACTTCAAGTCACTTTTAAATGAGTTGGCATTGAAGAAATCATTCAGACCTGATATAATATTCATTGACTACTTGAACATATGTGCATCTTCTAGGTATAAAGCAAATGGTAATGTTAACTCGTATTCCTACATTAAAGCGATTGCAGAGGAACTTAGGGGATTGGCTGTGGAAGCGAATCTACCAATTGTCAGTGCTACTCAAACTACTCGTTCTGGTTATGGTTCTAGTGATGTTGAGCTTACTGACACTTCAGAATCCTTTGGACTCCCTGCTACTGCTGATCTTATGTTCGCTCTCATATCTACTGAGGAGTTGGAATCCTTAAATCAAATATTAGTCAAGCAATTAAAGAACAGATACAATGATCCTACCATCAGAAAAAGATTTGTAGTAGGTATTGATAGAGCAAAGATGAGATTATATGATTGTGAACAAACTGCACAGGAGGATGTAGTTGACAATGGAGATAAAGAACAGTATAATCATAAGGAAGAAAAAGCAAAAAAATCATTTGACCAATTTAAGTTTTAATTATGCCAGTTGATACACAAAAATATCTTCAGTTTGTTGAGGGTGTGACAAGTAATGAGAGTCTACACTATCCAGCACTAGTTTCTAGAATGAATAATCTAGAACTTGAAAATGATTGCAATGTCCCTCAGTTGTTGACTGCTGCACTTGGATTGACTGCAGAGTCAGGTGAGTTTACTGAGATAGTCAAGAAGATTTTACTACAGGGTAAACCTTACAATGAAGATAATGTCTTCCATATGAAGAGAGAGTTGGGTGACATCTGTTGGTATATTGCACAGGCATGTATGGCACTAGACACTTCCTTTGATGAGATACTTGTCTTGAATGTAGATAAGTTGAAGAAGAGATATCCTGGTGGTGAATTTGATGTGCTTAAGTCAGAGAACAGAAAGGAGGGTGACATCTAAATACTTAAAAAGTATGTAGGATGGTAGTTAAAAATCCAAAGAAACCAGAAAAAACAGGTTCAACTGCTAGGCAAGAGCAGTGTTCTTTGGCAGCTATCTACTATGCTTATAGAAAAGGTGCTAGTTTAAATACTACTATTAAAGATAAAAAATCTAGAGAAGCTCAGTTTGAATTAAATGCAGTATTAAATAAAATTTATGTTAGTAAAATTCCAAAAGATTGGTATAATACTTTTATAGAACAAGCACAAGTTTTATGTAATTTTAAATTAAGTTCTCATAAAATAGGGTCTATTACTACAGCATATGATTATGGTTGGTATGATGGATCAAGTCCTAAAGGAGTTGCACCTGCTGATACAACCACTTTATTACAAGATATATGGAATTTGTTTGGACCTAAAGTATGGAAATTATTTGGTGGTCAGGGTCAAAAAGATTCTTGGAATACTGCTGATGTGTTTATGGTTAAGAAGGGTCAGGATAAGAAAATTTTAAGTGCAGTTAAATCTATGAAAGAACAATTCATAGATAATTCTAAAACAGAACCTGGTGTATTTGTTGGATCTATAAACACTCTCTTAACTCAATATGTGAATTCAGGAATTTTGCTTCCCATATCTTTAAAAGCTAAAACTTCTGGTGTGACTATGACAGTTAAACCAACTAATATGCATACATGGGATAATAAAGAAACTATTGATGTAAGAACTGCTTCATTTATCAAAAATCCTTGGATGTATTTTAATGTATTTGAAAGGAAGGGTAAACTTGATTTTGGTGGAGGACCAAATAAAATGGATGGAGGAAATTCGTTGCAATATTTTGCTCAGTTTAGAGTTGGTGATTATGAGACTAAGTATTTAATAGAACAAAGAATGGCTGGAACTGGTACTAAAGCTGAGATAAAGGATATTAAATTAACTAATAAAGGAGAGGATAAGAGAGCTGCAGCACAAACTGGAACTGTGCCTGGATATAAATTTAGGGAATTGATATATGATTATACTGGAGAAAAGGAAGATGATATGGTTCCTGCCAAAACCACTCATTTAAACAATCCAGATGACATTAAATATTGGAGTGATTACTTAATTAAAGTAATGAATGATAGTACAGTGCCTAAATCTATTGGTAATTTTTTGATAAAGGTTAGGGATATAGATGAAAATTATGGAGGTAAACCTAAAGAATTTATACAAAGATTGTTTGAAATAGATGAGATGATTATAACAAATCCAAGATTAGCTGAACAAACTTTTAAAGTTCCTGTTGGTGATTATGGTCCAAAACTAAGATTAAAATTAAAGCAGTTGAGATTTTTGTGGGCTATGATACAATCAAAACAAAAAATTTCTGAATTAATAACTCATCTTTACTACCTAGCAGCAAAACAAAACATATCTGAAGCTGATCTTAATGGTCCTTTCTTGAAAATTTCCTAACTCTATGCTATAATATTACTATGATTGATCTAAGAATTGGAGATTGCATTGAGTTAGCAGAAGAACTTGATGATGACTCTATTGACTGCACTGTAACCTCACCACCATACAACAAACAAAAGATTGG